GGCAAACACATTATCAATTACTTCTGGGTGTTCTTGCTGTGCTTCAGCTTCGGCTGCTTGCACTTCTTTAATACCTTCATCAATTAAGCCTTCGTTTTCTACTGCTTGATTTTCTTCACTCATCCTCTTGCCCTCGCTATACGTTTTTCAATTTCTCTGACTAATGAATTTTGTCCTTCACGACAAAACCCATAGCTAGCTTCTTCACCTGGTATAAATGCAGGTTGCTCTATTGTAATCGCTCGTAAATGTTTTAACACTTTCTGTCCTTCTTCAGTATTAAATACTCTGGCATACAAACGATTCAATTCAGTTACATTAATAAATTCTTTATGTTCAATAGCTTGTTCATCAAGTAATGATAATTCATCCCAACTCATTGTATTGGCTCCTCTGGTGGTTGTGGTTCTGCTTCAGCTTGTTGCATTTGTTGTGCTGCTTGCATTGACATTTGTGCTGCTTGTTCTAACAAAGCAGCTCGTTCTTCTGGGTTGTTTCTGACATCAGCAGGAATACCTAATTTATCTGCAATATAATCTGCTGCTGCTCCAATCTTAATTGAAGTTTGTCCTTCAGGACCAAGTTGTTGTACAATCTGAGCAAACTGCAATAAGTTACTAATTTTTTCTTGATTTTGTGACATCGCAATCGGACTGACAGGTTTAATTTGTATTTCAAGTCCATTGACTTTCAGTGGCAATTCAATGATATTTGCTTGATCCATAATCTGTAAAGTACGTTGTACAATCGGTGTCATCACTTCAGTAATCAAACGCCCAAACGCACTCCCTAAATTCTGTGCCAGTTCTTGAATACGTTGTTGTATTTCAGTGGCACTTCGTGCTGACATATCATCCCTTGGAATAGATTCATCCAATAATATTTTTTTAATCGACATTTGTAATTGGTCAATCACGATTTGTGATAACTGTGGATCACCACTACGTGGTAATGGTCTAAGACTTTCACCTTGTGGTCCACCATTACGAGCCACAGGAATGATTGCACCAGGTTTGAGTGTCACCGTGTTCGGATTTAGCACCCCATCGTCTGCTGCGGTATACACACCTGCAATCGCTAATGATGCATTTTTCAATAATAATTCTTTCGTTTTATTCAAGGTTTTGATATCAGGTATCGCCACAGTTAATGGTCCACGACCATAGACTTCACCTGCCGCTTTCATATATCTGGATATCACCCAAGGTGAATATTTAAGCGTGCGTTCAACAATTTTAAATTTTTCTTGTTGATAAATAATGCAATAAGAATATTTACCTGTAGATAAATCTTTCACAGTGGCTTCTAAAAAGTCAATCTCCTCAATCGGATTATCTTTGACTTTACGTTTTAATGTTTCGTTCAGTTCGGCATCTGGAAACTCAATCAATATTTGTTCTGCTTTGAGTCTAAGCCTACGATATACATTTTCAACTTGTCCGTTAGCACCTTCTTCAAAACAAATAAGATACATAGGGATTGAAGTGTAACGTATGGGTGTCATCTCATCACCCTCTTGAATCAACATCACACCTGTTCCTACACATAAGTCCAATAAAAATTCACCTAATGCTAAATCAAAATTACTGTTTTTAATTAACGAAAACATGCGTTCAGAATACACATCTAATATTCTTTGTACTTCAACACGTTGTTCTTCAGGAATGTCATTGCCAGGTTCTAATCGACACCAATTATTTTGTGGTGGAAATAAACCTGATTGTATTCGATTCGCAAATCGTTGAGTTGAACTGATTGCTGTACTATCAAAGACATCTGCCATTTTGTTTTGACCAACCGACTTACCTTCAAAGTAACCTTCATATAAGTTACGGTTCGGCAAAGCAAAACGATAACAATCTTCATAGACTGATTCCCATTGTTCTTTACGAGCTTTAGCAGCTTGAAAGCGTTTCATGATTTGGTTGACTGACATTACCATTAGCTTTTCCTTATTAAATCTTTATCAGCTTTCCTTGCTCCACCTTTACCTGTGACAAAAGAACGTACTCGACCCATCGCCCAAGCGTGTGCTGATACCCCACGACTACCACTCGAATAGTAAGCACCGAGTCCACGTTTGTAGACTTTATCAAGTGTTGATTTACTGAATTTACTGGTGTAGCTACTTGGATATTTACTTGCCACCTGCTCGCTCCTTGCTGATCTTGTCCATCATACTAGGCGTTAACAAACCCATACGATACAATCGTCTGGTGCGTAAGATTTCACTCTCACGTTTCTTTTTGTTTTTAGCACTAGCTAAATACTTTAAGGGTACCCCTTTTTTACTTTTGGGTACAGACTTAAATTTGCGTTCCATTACTTCTTCTTGCCGCCGCCGCCGTATCCTTTTTTCTTTTTCATGATTTCATCTTCTTTTGTTTAAAGTTATCTTTTGGACCACCCATGACAAATTTACCACCAGTATCTTTGGCGTAACCTTTGGCTTGAGCAATCCCCTTTCCTGTGTAGGGAAACATTTTAGATTTCCCATCTTTACCTATGACTTTTGGCATTTATCCTCCTAAAGTTTCTTTCTTTGGTATTCCAAGTTCTGGCGTTTCTCGTTCAGCTAATAGCATACGTCTGCCACCAAACCTTGCACGTCTTTTACGTTTTTGTAAAGAAGATAATTCTTTCATTCTTTCTTCTTCCGCTCTTTTTTCGTCAGCTTGTAATGTTTCTAACTGCATTCTTTGAGCTTTTTTCGTTTCTTCAGAAATCGGCTCTGGTGCAGGAATTTTTGGTTTTGATAATATACTACCCATACTATCTCCTAATAAATTTTTGCATACATAACATAATCTTGTTTATCATGTCCAAATTGTTTCATCAATCCTTCGTACTTGAATTGTAATACGGAAGCCCAGTTGTTTGCAACTTTATTACTCGCTAGTACCGTGAGTTGGATTCGGTGAGCTGCCAAAAATCTAGCCCCTTGTTCGATCACAAACTTAGCGGTGCGAGTGGTAGCCACAGGATATTTGTTAAATAATTGACTTCCCAAACACCAGGCTTCAAAAACACCAGGTACAATCTGAGCAAAGCCCCAACACGCAGCAATCTGCTCTTGATAGATAATCGTGATGGCAGGTCCAGTGGTTTGCAGTTGTTCAATGTAGGCTACGGTTGCATCATACGAGTCAAAATAACTGGCATCGAGCGTACGATAATCCAAATGGTATGCATCATTATTCGCATACACACGGTATTTAATCCTTTCATTACGGTTCAAACTGTTATAAAATGCAACTAACCCCTCTTGGTTGTTATCAATGTGGCTAATCTTACCCCTTGTTTGGTTAGCCACCCTTTTTTCGATCATGTCTGAAATACTAGAATACATTAAAATCTACCTTTGCCGTGGCTTGTTGTTGGTTGCCAAAACGTGCATTTGAGCGAGTGAGAATCCGATGCTCTCCTCCACCGAGCATCAGATACCCAAACGCATCACCTACGTGTGAAAAATTATTTTTAAACGGTACGTCTTTAAATCGTTCTTGTCCACTGCCTATGGCTTCACGCTTGAAATAATAACCACCCGCCAACGCCTTACGCAACTGAGAGCAGGTTTTATTGACAATCAGTCCTGCTTTCCCATTAATGAGGCGGTTCATCGGCATCGCCCCTGCTTCTCTACGCACTTTGAAGTCGTTACTGGGCGTAGGTCTAGCATTGAGTCCTTGCGTTTTCAAATGGTCAAAGGCAGTAACCTCAAAGATTTCATCTCGTTTGCTACCCGCAGGGTCACCCCACACTCGGATCTCTTTGGCTTTCGGAAACATTTTGTTGATTTCAACTTTGAGCTGGGTGGTAAATCGTTCCAAACCCATGTCAAAGGTGACTAACTCATGCAGCACATGCCATCTGCCATTATCAAGGCGTTGTCCAAACACTGCAGCAGGTGTGAGTCCAAAGTCAAGTCCAATCTGCAAAGGATACTCAGGTAAGAATTCAATATCCTCACTCATCAAAGTATCGGTATATTCTTGCCATACGGGTCTGCCTTCTTGCACAAAAGTATATTTGCCTTGAGCATAACATGAGATCCAATCCAGATTCTTACCAATGAGCATTTGCTCATAGTAACCATCGGTTAGATTACTAATATTCTCAGCTTTGTCGTTGACCGCCCAGTATTTACCGGCGGCATAAATCGCATCTTCAAACTGTGCATCCACTTCCTTCACCCCGCCAGGTTGACGAAAGAACTTCCATTGATACTTCCCATTTTGTTTTTCTTTTTCTGCCATACGATGATACCAGTGGTCATCATCCATTGGGTTAGTGTCCATAATGATAAAACGATGCGGACAACCCCCATGTGCTTTGGTTGGATATCGACCCACCCTATGAGTCAAGCCATCTACTACCGCTTTGGGTAGTTCTCTGGCTTCATTGACCCACGCTCCTGTGAGTTCCAGTGACAATAACTTACGCACATCTTTGGGTGTATCGAGTGCTAAGAAGATAATCTCAACATCAAGTCCTGCCAGTTCTCCTTTCGGTGGTAGTTGTATATGATGAGTCAACGGTGGACTCCAACGCATCGGACCCCAAGTCGCTTCATCAAATATCTCAAGCCACGTTTTGATCGTAGTGGTT